AACATGGATTTCTTAATCTCCAGTGCTTCCATCTGCAGTCCTTTTCCGGTCGTACCAGCCCACTCTCCGTTGTTGGCCCATTCTGACCAGCCAATACTCTTCTGGTGGACTCTGTACAGGTAGAAAGATTCCTTTCCGGTGATCCGGATTGCTTCCAGTCTTCTGTTCTGTCCGGTGGTTCCGATCAGAGTGTCCTTGTTGATGTTCTTGTATTCTTTGTTTCCGATCCCTTTCATATGGACAACAACATTTGTTTCTCCGACCGGCTTAATATGAAGTGCTTCAATCCTACGGTTCTGACCGGTAGAGCCTACCATCAAACCATCGGACTGCCAGTTGCCCCATCCAATGCCTCTCATGTGAGCCTGGTATGAAATTGTACCGAACTTATCGGTCTTGTTCTGGAATGCTCCACCGGACTTGATCTCTCCATCGACAGGTTCTGTCTTCTTGGCTGATGCTACTGGTGCTGCAGACGAGATGCCGAAAGCTTTAAGGATTCCTCTTGCCAAGTCATCGATCTTGGAATTGAATTTGTTGAGATCTGTTTTGTTTGTAATGAATCCATTTTCCAGCAACCGGTAGCTGTAACCTTTTGCGGAGGCACGATTGACGTTGGCAAGATGCGCTCTGCCTACAACCTTGTTGGCTCTTCCAGGGAAGAATGTTCCGATGAAGTTGGCGAGTGCTGTATCATACTGATCAGGATTGTATCCTTCTTTAATGATTACGTGCCCACCTTTTGCCATCGATACTCCGCTGTCCATATGCAGTTCCAGAATCTGATAGCTTTTTGGAATATTGAGTGAGTTAATACCTTTATCGGCATACCAGTTCCGGCTTGTATCTCCAAGAGTAACATTACTTCCTCCGTATGCTACAATTCGTCTTGCGAGTGCACGGACTCTCTCTGCTTCGGTGTAACCGTATCCAACAGCTCCACTGTCACCAGCCCCGTGACCGGCTATTAAAAATAAATGTGCCATAATTGCTCCTTTCTGTGCGACGTCGCACACAATATATAATATGTTAGAGGACGATTATTCGCCCTCTGAATCCTCTTCCGTGTCTTTGTCCCTTAACTGTATTAATACATCTCTTAGCTTGTCCGGAATCGGTACAAACACCGCCGCGTTTTCCAATAAACTCAATGCCTCATTGCAAATATAGAACATGATTACAACTTCTCTTAACGGGATTGTATTCCCGATTAATTCTTGGATGGAAAAAGACACGGCAATTACAATAAACATTACAATCTTTTTCAGCAATCCCTTGAACCCAGTTTCCGATGACAGCTTTTTTGTATAAATACCTTTGATTACTCCCGTTATGTAATCTACCACTGCCAGGAACACGATCGTCTTTAAAAGCACGTCCCATCCACCAAGCCAGTATGACAGGACGCCTCCGATCAGACCGAACACTACACTGATCCAATTAAAAATTTTATCCATTTTCTTCATATACCTCACTCTTTCTTATTTTTTGTATAAAAATAAGACCTTACGGTCTTGCTCTGATTTCCATGTGCTTTCCTTGCATTATCCCTCCTTTAATGTTCCTGTTCCATCATTGTAGATATATTTCTTTCGTACTTTGTCGTACAGGCACGGAGTCCCATCCGATTTCTTAACCGGGATCATGTCAGCTACCAAGGTATCCCCGGAATAGATCTGTGCATAGTAGATCTTGCCCACTACACCTGTTCCGGCTGGTGTGCTGTTCTTACTCATATTTCCAAGATAATACGGACTGCTAAGCTTGAACGAATCTATCGCATCGGTAGCTACGATTGTGTCTCCAACCTTGCAACTTGCATTTGTTTGCTCGATAATCCAATCATTCGCCCAGAATGGTGCATTTTTAGCGGCGCTGGATACTGTACCACGGACTACGTAGATATTATCTGTACAGCTGTAGCCGATTTTATAATTATCGTCACGTGCCCCAGCAATGTATGTAGTTCCACTTTGTAAGTTCCATTTTGCTTTCGTGTTGGTATTTTCGTCTGGTAAGATTTCTGTGTCAAAATAGCAATTACCATCCAAGCTCAGACTTGTAAGTTCCGTGTGGTCTACCGCTGTACTTGCATTAACCGTAACGTTGCACTGTGCTGTGTATCCACCATCCGCGGTAGTTACGGTTACGACTGCGGAACCAGCTGTCTTGGCTGTAACCTTGCCACCAGATACAGATACATTGCTGCTGTTTGCACTCCATGTAACCGACTTATTAGTTGCATTGCCCGGTGACACCGTAGCTGTAAGCTGTGCAGAATCTCCAGCATCCAGCGTTAATGTCGTCTGGTCGAGCTTAACACCTGTGACCGCTACAATCTCTGGTGCTTCGGACGCTGTAATAGAGCCAATGCCCTGATACTGTAATGCCTGGTCGATTACTGGACAGTAGAATGTACGATACCATGTTTCGTTCGGATGCACACCGTCACCTTTCTTACTGTTTGGGTTGTAGGTATATTTGCCTTTATTCACCGATGTCATAGCGATTTGTGAGTATACACGCATGTCCAGATATGGCATGTTCCACTTCTTACAGATTTCAATTGCTTTTGAATAAATACTGTCCACGTAAGAGTTGTCTTTTGCGAAGCTGTGTGGAATAATATATAATTTAACCGCCAGAGGATACCTGTCCATGATATGCTGCAGTGCGCTTTCTAACGCTCCACAAAATGTTCTCGTATTGTATGAAGCATCATAATTAGTCTCAATCGATCCGATAGGAAGTCCATTATTCTTATCGTTCACGCCACCATTCAGAATAATCGCATCCGCAGCACCTGTGTACGATGTAATCTGATCAACAATCGGTGTATGTGCCGGATTGGATGTTACTGCCATATTCGCACCAGACTCTGCCTTATTAATCCACACAGCATCCGTATACTTTTCTTTTAATGGCTGGATGATTCCTGTTCCCTCTTTCCATCCCCAGCCAGCTAATATACTGTCGCCAAATACTACAATTGTCTTGCCTTTATACGGATTGGTGAGTGTCTCATCAATCTCAACTGGATGCTCTGTAAGATATGTGTTTACATACTCCTGCATTGCTTCCTTTGTTGCAATCTTTTCAACCTCGCGCATACGATTCAACAACTGCGTAATGATATCCGGATTTCGTTCCACCACCTCGTCTGTGGCTTCCAGACCTTCCAGTACGGTACCTTCTGTAAGGGTGGTATTCCATTCCAGAATTGTTCCATCTCCCTTTTTGGCGCATACAATGAACTTAATCTGTCCCTTATATGCAACCACATCCGGATCGATCAGCCACGAAAATGTAATATAGTCGCCATCTGTCCGTATGTCCTCTACCAAGTACGGATATTTATCTCCGTTGGCATTTTGATAGTTAATGTACAAATGCATGGTAGACAGATCTATGTTATCCCCTACGACTTTCGGACACCGGAAATGTTTTCTTTCAGTGTTTCCGTCATGTGATACACCAAAGATTTTTTCCGTCTCTGGTACCGTGATTGTACGGGTTTCCGGATTGATCAGAAATATGTCATTCACCGGTTCGGCTCCGGACGCCTCTAATGCTTCTTCTAATGTCATGACTGCCTCACCTCCACTTCATTTGTCGTAATCCTGTATCCGTCTTTCACGCCGACCAGGTATACCTTCCAACGTTTATATTCTGTTATTTCATCTGGTACGGCGCATTTGCCGTTCACAATCGGTACAGGATATTCTTTGTCGTATCTTGAAAAGACGGCTGCCTTCCTGCAACCGTCCCATTCCGAATCGAAGTTATATTCCGTATACAGATACCCTTTTGTTCCGGCCACAATACCAGAGAAATCTCCGTCTTTGCTGAGGTTCTGGCCGGTCACCTTAAACTGTAATATTCTCATTTAGACCCCCTTTGGAAGTGCACACCAATTAATAAACATTGATACGCTTGAACTATACCCATTAACAGTTCGTATTGTCATTCCAGTCGTAGATACATCTTTAACCTGCACTGCAAAAGTTTTGGTGTTTTGTGAGCCACCAGATAACGTTAATAGTACGAACGGTGCTTTCGAAAATGTTTTGCCGAATTTCACAGAAGTATCTTTGTAAGAATTTGCCCTGGTTTCGATGATTGGTGTGGTTCCGTAGACCGGTAATTTAGCAGCCAACTCCTTATTTGTCGTAGCGATCTCTAATTTCTTTGTCACTTCCACAATATTAATTCCATCGAGATGTACTTCAAATGCCGGGCAATCATCCACAAGATCTCCTTTTTGCAAGTCTCCTTGCGTATACTCCGGAACTACCGGATTACTCTCTGCCGGAGATCCCATTATCACAACCCATTCATTTTTCTCTGTGTTATCCTTTTCGTTTCTTGTATACCGGTTAACAATCAGATCTATCCTCTTCATTCCCTGCGATCCATTTGTAAGTTCCACCTCATCATAAGTTCCGATTTTTACAGAAGACACATTCCCATGATGGCACATCATTCCGCTTCGGATCTTGAGAGAATTGTTGGATACCAGCTCCGGTTCCAGATTTTCTCCTGACGGTAATATACAACTATCATCACCAATGATTCCTTCTATGATCTGCCGGAACTGCTGGCTCGTAACATGTGGTTTTCCTGTTCTTCCACTAACTATTTCCATTATCGCTCTCTCCTTCCAATTCGTATTCTTTAGACTCTACTCTATTTGTAACACTATAAATAATATTGGCTACTGGACGACTGGAATACATCCCTGTAAGATAATCCCGGCCACCAACAATATCTCCAATGCCCACATCAATACCAAGCTTTGCTATGTCCATACCAAAAATCTTTTTGCTACATAGTTCTTGCAATTTCTTTGTGCTTTGGCTCTCTAATTCATCCGTTTCTGTTGATGTATTTTCATATACCTGAGTGATTTCAGCCAATCCCTTATAATATTGTGCTTTCTTGAATGAACCATTTGGCCATACATACAAGTGCAATACATTTCTATCCTTCAGCTCACCTTTTCCGGTCACGATCAAGTGATTTACTCCATTTCTTTTATCTTCCATCGTGTAATTAAGTCCACAATCCTTAGACAGCTCAATCTCATCAGAATAGTCCGCAATCGGTACTGCTTCGATCAAAATATATCCCGGGATTCCTTGTTCACGCTTATGCCGAATACTCAATCTATATCCAACAGATTTCAGCATCTTTGTAATTCCTTCCAGTAATGTACAATAACGATCGAACTGATAATTACTTACTGTAATGCCAGTGTCTGCACCAGACACAACATACAATCCGCCAAATTCCGGTTCTATCAGTTTCTTAAGAATTGCATTTAACTCCCCGGACACCACCCTGTAATCACTTCCGGATGGCGGCTCTATCACTTTCATTTCCATACGTCCGCGCCATGTGTAACCTTTTAGTTCCACATAGTCCAAAGATGTGTCCGTCAGTACATCTTCGATAATTCCGCCATATTCTGTATCCGGTACGTACACGAGATTGCCAAAAGTCATATCTTTCGTCCAATTACATCGCGCAATCTTAACAGAGAACTCTCGATCGCTATTTGCATCAAATGTACAATTTGCATCCAGTAACGGATTCGTTCCTATCTCCTTATTTCTTGTCGCCAAGATTACCATGCTGCCTCCTTCCTCTTCAGGAAAACATACAGATCTATCCCAAAGTCTCCACTCCAACTTACAGATATCAACCCCGACGGGATTTTTTCGAACACAGAATAATCATATCCTCTGGCATCGAATAAATTTACTGTCGCGCCATTCGAGAGATATTTTGTAATCGTTTGTTCCATACTGTTGATGATCAAATATTCATTATTCTCCAAAGTCGTAAGTACTTCATATGGATATCCGTTAATCAGCACTTTTGGATTCACGCATGGTCCATATATAATCATTTCAAATTCAGATGGTATGATATGATTAATTTCAAATTCTGCAGATCCTCTTTTCTCATTCATAAAATCAAACGGAAAATCGTAATCAAAATCTAAGCCGCTATCTGCTGCTATTTCTTCTTGTGAGAAAAATCTTTTGTTTAAAACAGTAATCCAAGATAGTTCCGGAGCAACAAATTTCAGCTCCACTTCCGTATATACGTATCCTTTCCACCCGGTCTTTTTTGTCTCGTAAATCTGACACGGAAGAAAAGTATCATTTACATACAATTGGCCATAATTTCCTGTTTCAGAATCTACGGATATTATTTTGTATAACGTCTCCATGTTTTGTACAAATTCATTTCTCTTTCCAACAACATCTATTGTTATTGTCTTCTCATACCCGCCATCTTTCTCTTCCCAGGTACTGTCAAACCAGTCTGCCTCAACAGTACGAAAAGGTGCCTTGGTAAGCCAAAGCACCTCCCCTCTGCTATTTTTGTAATATGCTTTTACCATACCGGTACTGCTCCTTTCGGTAACGGTTCATCAATTCTCTTTGTTCCAAGATAAATCGGACGCTTAGATAATTTATCTGCAGCTTTCATCTGGATTCTTTCTAATCGGTCGTAATCGATATCTTTACCTCCGTCAAATCCCGGATAGCTTTTCACTCTTCCAACCGTCTTATCTACAGTTCTCGCCGATAATGCAAGATCTACGGATTTCTGTAATCCAGATACCGCTCTCTGTACTCCTACATTCATGGACTTGAGCGGAATGTTCTTCTCAAATCCAATTCCCATACCAAGAGCCATCATCTTACCCACCTGATCACGGAATACTCGAGATGGTGAATGAATTCCCAGTGCGCTCTTAGCTGCGTCCAATGCGCTTTTAGCTGCACTCTTGGCTGCTTTTACAATAACTCCTCCAGCATTTGCCAATCCACTTGCAATACCCTTTACGATATTCATTCCAACACTGCCCCAGTTCACACTGGTAAATGCATTCCTGATCTGGCTTACCATACTTGGGATCTTTCCGATCAGGGCCGGTATTCCTCTCACCAGACCAACAGCAAGCTTACTTACGATCTGTACTCCGGCAGTCAGGATTTTAGGAAGATTTGTTATAATTGTCGATGCAAGCTTTCCTATGATAATCGGTGCTTTGGCTGCCACTATCGGAATCGAATTGGCAATTCCGCTTGCAAGACCTTTCATTAACTTAAGACCAGACTGTATCAGCTTTGGCAGATTGCCCGCTAAAGAGCTTACCAGCGTCATAATCATCCGCACTGCACAAGGAATTAACTGCGGTAGTTGTGCTCCTAAGCTTCCTGCTAATGTAGATATGATACTCACTCCGGCACTGACTAATGCCGGCAGATTCACCGTAATTGCATTTAGGATTCCCATGATCAGCGTTGCACCCTGAGCAACCAATCCAGGTAATGCTGCAGTAATTCCATTTGTGAAATTCGTGATTACTTCCGGTCCTTTTGTCTGCACAAGCAATAACAGCTGATCAATCTGTGTACCGAACTGACTGTAGATCAATCCCATACCGGCAACGATGATTGCTGCTCCTGCACCAATATTGATCAACTTGAAAAATGTTGGCGCAAAGGACGCTACTCTTGATAAAATCGGTGTAAACGCATCTCCGATAAAGCCGGCGTATTCGGATATCTTTGTTCCGACTTTTCCCAGAACTTTGGAAATCTTCGCTGAAACGGCTGACATCTTCGTGCCAAGCTCTGCAAACTTTTCTGCTACCCCCGGGAACTTTTCAGCCAGTTTTGGACCGATTTGTCCAAAAGCTCCACCAATCTTTTTAACAGTATTTGTTACAGCTCCGGTGATTTTTCCTCCCGGTCCATTCGCCCAGGACTCAGCCATAAATCCGCCAAGATCTTTCAGACGAGGAGCTATTTTCTCCCCAAGATCCTGGAACGGAAGCGCAATACTTTCGCCGAGATATTTGAACTCACCACCTATCTTTTTAAACGTGGCACTGGCACTCTTTGCCCCTTTAGGTACTTTTCCTATAGATGTGACAACTCCATCAACAATGTCGTTAAATCCATCAGTTGCAGTTTTTACATTTTCAATTCCTTTTCCAAATATGGACAACGCCGGAGCTGATCCGGCAATTACAACTGCCATCTTTCCAAGATTTAACAGTTGATCACTGTTCATCCCCTTTAGCTCATTGGCTAATTTGGAAATACTATCAGTAAAACCTTTTACTTGTGGAACAGCGCCGCCGATTTTCCCGGCAAGTGCGCTAACAACATCCATCCCCGTTTTTCCTAATCTTGGGATGATCTGTCCTAAATTTTTAAAGATATTCTGCGCTGCAGTCCAGAATGTCTCTACAAGGTCATTTGCACTTATAACTCCAGCTTCAAAGTTTTCCCAAGCTGCTTTGGCAGAATTCACAGAACCTTCAATTGTAGTCGCTGCTTCTTTCGAAGTAGTCCCAGTGATTCCCATCTGCTTTTGGACAACACTAATAGCATTTACAATATTTCCGAAGGACAAGCTGCTTGCATCGACTGTAACACCAAGTTCTTTCTGAACATCAGTCATCTTTGACGCATCAGAAATGAGACGTTTCATCTCTTCCTGAGTACCGCCATACCCAAGCTTTAAGTTATCTAGCATGGTGTAATTCTGTTTTGCAAAACCCTGATAAGCATTCTGGATGTCACGCATATTCGTGCCCATCTTATTTGCGTTATCAGACATATCCACAATAGCCCGATCTGCGTAAGATGCCGCTTTCGCAGTATCTCCTCCTAGGCTCTGCAACAATGATGCTGAAAAGCTTGTCACTGTTTCCATGTAATTGTTTGCGGACATTCCCGCAGTCTTGTATGCTTTATTTGCGTTTGCTATGACCGTATTCGCACTGTCCTTGAATAGAGTCTCTACACCACCTACCTGTTGCTCCATGTTGGCAACTACACCGAGTGACGATTTTATAATCGCTGCAGCTCCGGTTCCGACTGCAGCGATTGCTCCAGTCATTGCCTTACTGACTATTGATAGTCCTGATTTGCCAAGACTACCAAGTTTACTTATACCGTCATTAAATCCCTTTTCATTTATCTTGGTATCAAAATTTAAATAGCCGTCTGCCATACTATCATCCTTTCTGATAGCACGGCTCAACGGCTCACATGTGCTTTATATCTTTATTTTTACTTCTCTCCTACACTCCCGACAATTAATGTACACACCATCACACTTGGCTATATCATTAAAAATTAATAACTTCTTGCCACAATAAGGACACCTGTACCACTTGCGTTCTGTCGGGATTTTAATTGCACTTTTTCTCATGCAAACATATCTCCTATCTCATAATCAGTCATCTTTCTCCGGTTCCGCTTTTTCAGCGCAACCACTTCTTGAATCTTTTTAATTCTCTTACGTTCGTCCTTATCTTTAATTGTCCGGAGATCTATGCTTCGGTACATGATTCTCTGCTTAATCTCTGTCTTTTCCGGAAGGCCAGCAAACAATGTCTGGAACTCCCACCAGTGCATATACGGAATCGTCTGCAGATTAATTCCATACACCTCTCGGAATGCACTGTAAATACACTCTGCATCTTGTTCAAAAGAATACAATTGCTTCGGTGCAGATCCGGTAATACTCTCATCCTCTTCTGCGTTTTCTGTTTTCATTGCCAGAAAATCACCCAATGCATAAACTGCTGTTTCCAGATCATCCGGAATCCCATCTATGTACCACTGCAACAACAGTCGGCACTTAATTTGCCAAGGGACTTTGGCATCATCAATCAATTGTATAAAACGGATCCATTCTCTAAAATCGGTTTCAACTAAGAATCTTTCTCCATTTACTCTGACTGTTTTCGGAAATTCTTCGAATAAAATATTCATAACATTTTACCCTTTGTAATGCTGCTTCTTTTTCTTTCCCTGCTGTTTGTTGTAATAACGTCTCTGCTGTCTGTTTCCATGTTCCTGCACGTTATATCGATCATATTTTTCGAAGAACTCTTCTGTCTGAGTATTTTCACATTCTGAAAGTTTCTCTCCTGCTTCTATACATAATTTATAACTTGTTCTCCCTTGGAACATAGCTTCATGCGTTCCTTCCCCGAAAAGATAATCGAAAAAGTTAAAATAGCACTGACACTGAGCTCTAAACAATTCTGCTGTTTTCCCTGTCTTTGGAACTTTAGCTGCATCTTCCGACAGCTTCTCTTGTGCATATTCCAAGTCCGTCAAAAAATCAGCATCTGTAAAATCCACTTCCGTTTCAAAATCTCCAAATTTAAAAAGGCTCATCGGCTCACTCTCCTATCTTTACTCTGCTGTAAATGTACATGTCTGCCAGCTGTCCGTTGTTGTAGCAGTTCCCTTGATGATTTCCCCGGCTGCTTTAAAGCTTCCTTTGTAGATCAGTGCATCCGTTCCATCACCTTCCGTATCCGGAATCACGCTCCAGTCACGTTTTCTTGCTGTGCAGGTATTCGGATCTTCTGACTTAACTTCAAACAGATCCACCATTACAATGGTCACCTGTGCATCCGATCCAAGCAGTTCATCATCTGTAATCGTTGCAAGTTTTTTCTGTACTGCATCATTCGTGTATAAGTCAAACTCATAATCCATAGATGGTGCATATCCTACCACATCAGATCTTTCACTTGCTTCATCTACGTACTGCCTACTGTATTCTGTGGAATTTTTCCCATCAGACAGCGATGTGAATCCTGTCATTCTGGTGTATGTCTTTCCATCACCCGCAACATCCATAAACGCAACTCGCTTATGTCTGCCTACTAATTTCTTTTTGCTTGTATCTCCTGCCATGATACAACCTCCTATCTGTATATTACTCTGCAAATCATCTGATACCGCCCCAGGTCAGCCTCTGCACTAAACAAATAGCCGGACTGCAACACGTCTACTCTGGTAGCATCGTGCCCGTCCAGCTCTGGGAGAATATCATTCATGTTGTTACTTTCGACCCACTCTTCAAAAGCCTGATAAAAGCCACTGTTGGCAATACCGGTTCTAGCATCACCGTCATACGCTTCCTTGCTCGTGAATGCGAATTGAAACTGTTTCAAGCAGGTCCCATCTGTGTATCTCTTGTAGACAGGATCCGCTCCGATCGGATCAATGGAATACTCCATTCCATTACCTAAATAATCAATATTTATCTTCCGATCATCAATATCCGGATTCAGCATAACATAATCACGGATACTCTGAATAATCGGTTTTTTACTCTCTTGCAATCCTCTCTGCTCCTTTCAGGATGGGTTCCTTGTGGCTTGCTTTCATGGTTTCAAACCATCTTGGCTTACTTTTGTTCTCATAATATTGCCGGCGGGCATAAGGCGCTAAATATTCGATACTCCCCGATCCGATTACAGTTCCAAGTGTTCCTGATTTAATCAGAAATCCTGTTCGTCTTGGTGTAAGTGGATTCATATACCTCAGGCATTCTGAATCAACAAATTGTTGCGCTTTTGAAAAGCTCTCAGCCTTTCGCTGCGCAAATCCTGGTGCCCACTCTATTTTTGCCGTTACGCTTCCATTCGCATCAGCTGAAGTAAACACACTTCCGCGAGGGGTTGTAATTCGAAATTCCTTTTTCTGTGCCATTTACTCACCTTCAATTCTCCAATGCGGTAACCCGCCGAACCGGTTATCTGACCAGGACAACACTTTGCAATGTCTCAACCGTACGTCTTTCAGATCAGCTGGTCTTTCAATCTCCTGATCATACTCACCGAGCACAATTTGATCATCTGTTTGGATAGTCCAATGTTCTTCCGGATCTTTCAGTTTTGCATATTCTTCCGGTGGAAGATACTGATCCGCATTCTCCACATCGGTAGGAATACGGATCTTATATACTTCTGCACTGTTTAGTCCAGAATCACCGGCGGATGCTTTGTGATCAACATATACATGCACATTCTCAATAATGGTTCTATGCCAGGTATCGAAACGAGTGAGTGAATCGTACCTATGGTTATAGATAGTTATCGTTGCATTCGTTAACATCATCATCCACCGCCAAACTCATTAATCCTGTATTGATCAAATACACTTCTGCGATTTCATATAACATCACATTCAATGGCTTACTCGTATCATATGACACGGAATAGCCATCATTATTTTCCGAAGTCTTTCCGTCACGCCGCTCATACTTATATGCACAATCGCACATTTCACAAAGTGCTGTTTTGGCTTGTTCCGGCCAGTTGTCTTCTTTCATTCGATCAAATGTATACTGGTTAAGTCTTGCACTCATTTTTAATTCCAAGGAAATCCAGCGGTTCTCCGGAATCAGAGAACCACCAAAAGAATCCTTGTAATACTCGTATGTCACATTCATGACATCACTCCTTACTCTCCGGCTTTGTGAACATAGATTGCTACTTTCTTATTGTCCTTCGCTTCTGCAATACCAACTGTTCTGTAACCGAACTTCCATGCATCAGCTGTCTGGTTCTGCTCCGGAGTGATAATCTTCGAAACTGTATGTTTCTGATACTGAATTGCTGCGTTTTTGTCCACAATCAAGAAATCAATTGCTTTTCCTCCCGTGGTTGCAAATCCACCTGCACCAGTTTTCGTCAGTGTGACCTTGTCAAAGAATCTGCTTGCTGGTACTTCAATTACTCCCGCCCAGTCTTCCATCGCCTTCTTTGATGCCGTTGTATCAAGGTCATCAATCATTCCTTTCAGTGTTGTCGAAATAAACAGGTAGCAAGTCTCTGTTTTAGCCTCCGCATTCTTAATTGCAGTCTTGCCTGCGCGAATTGCCGCAATACCTGCTTTTCCATCAGCAATCGCTCCTGTAGCAACATTGTTTCCTGATGCATATCCAGCATACTTCGCAAGTCTCCATGTATCCAATTCCGGCACTACCTGTGTACGTAAGAACTCACCGGACAGACGTCCAAACGCGATACCTGCAGATTCAATATTATCCATTGCATCTACAGTGAACATACGACCTCGATCATAATCACACTTCTTTGTTTCGTAATCAAGCGTTACATCTCCTAAGGCATAGCCTGTCTGCTTATCATAATCTGCTAATCCGCTCATAGACATCTTCGGGATTAAGATTTCATTCGCATTTGCGCCCTCCTGAGCTAAATCATTCGGTCCATCCAGCACTGCTGTTAATGATGCTAACTTGTATGCCTCATCCAGAAGTGTGGAATATGTTTTTCTTAATGCAATTACATTTGGCATATCTTTCTACCTCTTTCCTTATTTCTTTTCCGGCAGTCCCATAGCAGCGCGAATAGCTGAGACATCGTCTGCTCCTGGATCCGCTCCACCGCTAATGTTGGTTCCACCTACTGCATTGTTGATTGGTTCGTTTGCTCCGAACAGATATCCGTCTGACTTCTTTACATCCTCCAAAGCCTTTTTGATATCTGCGGATTGATTCTTTGATTCTTTCAGAGCATCGATATCCAGCATGGCAATAACAGCCTTTTCGTTTCTTCCACCGGCAGTCTTGACTGCTTCTTTGATAGAATCCATGAATACACGATCTGCCTCTTTCGCTGCGTATTCATCATCTTTTGCTTTCAGATCTCCCTGAAGCTTTGTGATCTGCCCCTGCAGATCTTTTACATCGACACCTTCAAACTCCTTCAGCTTGGCATTCACATCATCCAGAGAGGCCTTATAGTTGTCCCTCTGCGAAACTGCATTATCATACTCGCTTTTAGTACGATAATTTTCTTTCCAAGCCTTATCGAAATCCGCTTTTTTATCTGCCGGGACTTCCATACCATACTCTTTCAAAATCTCATAAATATTTTTCATAGTTACATTCCTCCTGAAATATTTTATTGACCGCTCTTTCAGCGGTATGGGATATAGCCGGTTAGACCTCCGGCCGGGTAATTGTCCAGTTTATAGCCTTATGACAGGGCATAAAAATAAGACGCATAACCCTGCGTCTCAAAGGGAGATAAGTGGATCACCTCCTAAAAATGCGTACAAAAATACCACCGGCCTTTCGACTGGTGGTAGCTACATGGATAATACTTTCATATCATTCCATAATTCCTTTAACTGTCTATCATTTATTTTATGTTTATCAAGCATTGCCTTGGCATCTGTATAGAAATTAGTCTCACCTTCTGGACACCTGCATATAAACGGCTCATCATCTCTCCACGAAATATTATATCTTTCTCCATAAAGAATAAACTCGATATCTAATCCTATCTCTATAGCTTCTGACAGCTCAGACAAGTTCTCAAATTTTGCATAATCTTTATACTCAATCATTTCAATCACCTCTTCTCGAGAATATCTTTATTAGCAATTTCATGCCCTAATTTAAGTGGATTATCGTGCTTTGCTTCACGTTTCAAGTTACCTTTTTCATCAAGATACCAGTTATGATAATGTGGTACAATCGGATGTTCTTTTGAATTTCCGTGATCCGTCATATCTATGTCCAATCTTGGTCTTCCATCATTTCCGTAATATCTACGTCTCTGCAAGGCACCATCTTTGAAATTATCAAACACGCTATTCGGAGTACCTTTATACGGGATAGAATGTACTTCTCCTATTTGTTTCTTCTTCAGTGCTTGACTCTGCCATTTTACATCTGTATATGTTTCACTGATAATTTTCCACTTCTCACTATCATTATATTTCACCTGACCGAAATTAACAAGCGAACCCATAGAATCTCCCAGAACTTCTTTATAACGCTTATACTGAGCTACATCCTTGGAAGCATTTTCGATCATTTCCGGCGGGAACAATGCATTCTGTCGTTTGCTATTTGTTGCCACCCGACCTTTCATATCCAGGTAAATACGCTCACGTTCTTCCGTAAGCTTCATTTTCCGGCAAAATCTGGAATATTCATTTAACTGTCCTTGATACTTTGCTTTATGCAACAGAATTTCATCCGGATCAGCCTTGCCTTTCTGGAGCAGTCAAACCTTTTCTCTTTGCGACCGCATCGCCAATTCCATCTGACGTTGCTTTTGTTTGGCTTCATACAAGGTATATTCCTTATCTCCAAACTTCTTCGGTTCACTCTCTTCCAGATTCTTGGCATCCAGCCACTCATCCGACCAGTTACGTTCGGACAATCCCGGAAAGAACGGATAATAAGTATGATAGCAGTTCGCGCCAAGAAGTCCCGTGACCGTTCCCAAACCGCATACTGAATATAGCTGTTGTTTTGACCAGACACGCCCCTGCCATACTGCATGAGTCGGACGTGCTCCGGCATGCCACTCCACCTCAAAATACTCTGTACCAAGCTTCTGTGCGTTGTACTCAGATATCTTTCCGGTAATCTGACTGACTGCAGTCATTACCGCTCTCCTTGCAGCCACATCCACCCGATCGACTCTCCCTGAAGCATAATCAATCTTCCGAAGTCCGCTGTTCGTAAGCTGTATAACTACTCGTCTCAGGACACTGTTATAATCAAACGCGCCGGTTACGATATCATAACATGCTGCATCCAGATATCCGGAATATACCTGAGCAAGTGGTGTCAGTACCTTCCTATCATTTCCATAATCCAAATAGAATCCAAGCGAATTGGTTACATTCTCCAAATCTTCACAACTCTGATCGATAATTGCTTCTGTGATCTGATTAAGCTGCTCGTTCTGATCATACGGTATATATTCTGCATTGATCTGTTCATATACATCCTTATCTCGAACATATTCCTTTTCGATTACCTTATCGTACAGCTCAAACATTTCCGGATAGGAAGCATTGAGCGTCTTCTTTATCTCACGTTCGATATCCTCTGAAGAATGTCCCAGGATCCGTAACCGATTAATCTGCCAATCTGCAGTACTGGTAATTTCACCAGTCTTAACGATTCTCCTAACAATGTCTTGCATGATTCGTTCTTCCAGATCCTGATATCTGGCGGCAATCTTACTGGCCATCTTATTCTTGTAATCATCTCGCATCTTACTCCATCACCTGATTCTGTTCCGGGATTTTTGACTTTGCGGTCGCTTCGTCCTCGTTGTACCATTTCATGCGATATTCAACCAGACTCATAACACCCATACTTACGTCTTGCCTGTCCTGCTGCCTTTCTGATTCTTCATCTGCCAAGATTGAATCATTGAACTCGCAAGTAAATTCCACACCAGACATATAAAAACCATTGTAGAAAGCCAGCGCATTTACGAATCCATTTAAACATTCTTCGAGCTTCTCCTGTATTGCAGTAACTCGGTTGTATTTTCTAGTCTTTGATGCAAGCACTTCCGTGGCTGTCTTATCCACTTCCTGTGCGTCAGACAGATCTCCGTAAGCAAGACCAACATTGAACTCAATCTCTCGTTTGTATTCTTCTAATCCTCTTCGAAATGCTTCATCCCTCATTGCAGGAGAATATTCTTTGTAAAGTTCTTTATCCTTACCATCTTCAAGGTTCATCCCTTTGTAAAGACGTTTTTTCAGCCTTGGCAGGTAAGTCTTACCGCCTTTACTCTTTAATGCTCTCTGATCCACGTGAATCGCACGTTCTCCAGAATCATATTCCCAGTCAAGACGTGCTGCCTGCACATCAGCTTTCTTTATCAATCCTTTTGCCGACTCATATATTGATACGCCACATGAAGAACTATCCACCTTATTCTCAATTGGATTCTGATAATATCCAAAATCCATTTCTGTCATACCGGTATAAACAATTGGCCCAGGTTGAATATTTGCCCATTCTGCGACTGCTTCCAGGCTGCATCTCTGCCCGATATCACTTCGGCTCTGCGAATGATAACATTTATTTTCAATGGTCAGACTCCCATTTGTGAAATAATGTCTCTCTACCCTGGTATAATAATCATTTTCGCCAACACACTTTACAACCAGAAAAGCAATATCGTTCGGAACTCCGTTATCATCAAAACTAATCGGAATGAATTTATCTGCAGCAACATACTCAGCCTTGTCTGAACCGAGCGGTCGGAGAACCATTGCTCCAAGAGCAAGACCGGTCTGCAGCTTCTTGTTCATATCAGATAGACTTTTCTGGAGAACTTTATCCATATTATCATGATTCAGGATCTTGGCTTCCATCTCTACCAAGACAGAATCTGCAAACTCACGGCAGATGCCCTCTTCCAATTTCAAGGATTCTACTGTATCGTCACACCATTCTGCATTCCCGACCAGCATTCTTTTCCATTCATTGATGGCATCGATCATGGCCTGTGACAGTGCCACATCTTTACCAATTATATTTTTTAATGTCGTGTAATTAAACATGCTCACTATCCTTCCCCATAGTCTTTTTAATCCATCAAACATCTTCCACCTCTTCTATCAGATCTCGCATATCCCGTTCAATTGTATACTCAAATGCATCTAGGCTATCAATATCGGTGCTGCCATCATCCAGACGCTCATCTTTATCTTTCACGTCTTTATTCCATACCGCATCCGAAAGTGCTGTCTGCAGGGACTTACAATCCTCTGTAATCCAGAACCTTCCAGCTCCCATCAATCGGATCGTACAGCGAATCCGATCAATGATAGATGCTTTCTTCGCTTTTCTTACAATCATCCAAGGGAATCTCTTTTCCACTGCATTTCGGATGGAATTACCGAGCACTGTCTCCGCATTATCGTAGTAAACGGATTCCACATTACAGTACTCTACATAATCGCCTTGTTTTTTGATCACACTGTATTTATCAATTACCTCTTGAACAAAATCGCAGAACAGCTGATCCAGCATATTGCTGTCTATGTCTTTTTCCTGGTCTTTTGCCATGACTCGCTTAGACATAATCCCTATTACGTCTCTGTAATCGTCTGTATATCCTCTGGCCACAAAAGAATGACCGGACTGATTTCCTCCGAAGTCAAGTCCGATCTCTATCGATACAATATCATTTTTCCTGAATTGTTTATGTTCCGGATTGTCTGCAGGTCCTTCCAGTACTTCACACCGGAACTTCTCCGGATTGTCTGCAAATCGTTTATAAATTGCTCCTTCTGCTCTCTTCCATAACCCAAGAATCAGACGATCGTAATAAATTGTACCTTCATACTCTTTGCACAACTGCTCAACAAATTCCTGTGGAAGAAACGGATTATCAAAGATTGTGTATCTCTGCAAATAGATATCCAGTTCGTCATTATCCAGAAACTCCTTTAACCAGTGTGTTGGATGCTCTGGGTTACAAGCTCCATCAAAGCACGAATACGGCTTATCGAGTCGTGATTTCAACATCTGGAACACTTCTTTGTTCCACTTGGCAATCTCATCACCGTAACAATATTTTATGCTGGCTCCCTGTATCTTCGCTACCTGGCTGACTTTCTCTGCTCCCAGACAATATACTTCTTCACCACAAATCATTGCCATATTCCGGTTATTGATCTGCCCGATCAGTTCCTCTGTATAAATCTCACGCATTGGCTGCAGTACGTTTCGTTCAATTGATTCCTTAGACACACCAAGGATAACATTTAGTCCCGGCTTGCCAGTCCTCTCTCGAATACGAAATGGAACCACAAAAGCTGTATCCACATAAGACTTTCCGGAACGAACTGCCCCGGATTTAATGTTCCATCTATGAGTTGCGTTCACAATATATTCATTCTGTTTCTTGCTTAAACGCATTGTCCCGCACCTCTTTTAATATCTGATCCAGACGATCAAGCGCATCGTTATTCTCATTTTCGCCTGTGATAGATTCTTTTCTCGCTTTGATAAGCTCTGTTTCAGCTTTCTTATTCTCCAGATCTTCCTCGGTTCTATTGCTCTGTCCAGAATACTGCGCTACGAACTTCGCAGCCTGTGTATCTCCAGATAACGCAGCCTTAATCTGAGCCATAAGAAGAGCCGATTCCAAAGTACACTCAACTCCAAGTGACTCTAAAACCGGCTTCCATTCTTCGTTATCTATTTCTGCAGTAAGCAACAGGTTCAACGTCTTCTGGAAGTTCGCTTTCCTGCGTCTTGCTTTTCCACTTGCTTTCCCTGCTATTTTTGCTAACTCCCGGCGTTCCTCCGGAGTTCGATTGTTATTTGCGTCTCTTATGTTTTCATAGCCTGCCACTTCACCACCTTCAATTCTGGTTTATTTTTACATTAGAAAAGCACCCCGGAGGGTGCCTTGTGATTAATCATTGTTCTAACAAGTCATAGCTTGCATTGTTAGCATTCATTGTTAACTTATTCATTTTGTAATTCATATATCTTAATAAATTTTTCTTTTTATCAATTAATTCTTCTAAATCTATTTCAGAAAAAGACAACAAAAATTTTTGACAATTCGTATTTTTATGCAACAGGAATTCGTCATGTGCTATTATCATATCCTCCTTACTTGGTTCTCCTCTAGAAACTATTATTCCTATCTTTGCATTATTAGAATCCATGATTCCTGATAATTTATGAAAATATGTATTTGAAGGTGTTTTTCCCCTTCCTTTACTTGTTGTTTCATTCTTGCATTCTATTATAAAATACGGCGACATATATTTCATTATACTAGGAAATGAACTAGAATATTCACCAAAGCAAACTGTGCAATCAAATTGATTGGTATATGTTCTAACTTTATTCGTTGCTGTTACATTTCTTATTTGTTGAAATAGGAATAATACCAACCGTTCCAACGCATCCCCTTTCTCTTTTGTTGTTGTAAATGGACCATCAAGAGCTTCTTTCAATTGTCTTAATTGCTTATATGCCGATTCATTTGGTTTGTAATATAATTCGTATACTTCATCTATATTTTTAGCCAATGAATCAGCTATACTAAAATTTCCATACGATTCATTTTTTTCCGTATTGCCTATACGTTTCATGATTTCTTCTTCAAGTTTCTCTTCTGGAATATTGGGCTCTTTCACTTTTGCATATACAATTAAAACATTTTCATAAGATACTTTAAATTCTTTGCTACAATTATGGCAATATACTTTTTTCCCCATTATTTTTACAAGTTCATCTGCCTCAAAATCGCCATAAAAAAATTGGCATTCTTCATTACCGCATATAACTAAGTATCTTTTTCTTAAGATACCTTCCTTCTCTGAAAAATTTACAATAGCATTTGCTGTACTATATTTTACCTCAAACCGGGAGGCGATTGCCGATACCGAAATAGTTTTTGCTAATCTTTCTGGCAAAGTAGCAAGCCAAAAATCAAATTCCTCAACAAAGGATTCGTCCAAAGTATCAATAATTTTCAAAAACTGTTTGTAAAACATTTTGTATGTCATCCTCCTCTGGAAAATAATAGGTTTTTATTACTCCCCATCCCTTATTAATGGAAAATTGTACTGTAAAAGATCCCAAATAGCCTTTTCTTCTATTGTAACATAGATGCAAATTTTTACATTCTTTTGTATTTAAGATTGACTTTTTTCCATCAAAAAACGTTTCACTACACTGCAAAGGCCTTTTTCCTGTTGATGCCGTATCAATCCTAGTCATCTGTAAAATGTCATCAGATGATATCTTAATCAAATACGCATCTCTATCTTCTGTAAATATTTTTTCTCGATCTCCATTAATAGAAATAAATTTTTCTAAAAATATATCTAAATCCATTTTTGCTTTTTGTTTATTATATACTTTCAACCCCAGTACATCAAAAACATTATTCACAAAGTCATCTCGTGATTCCTTTAATGTATCAATTTGCTTTTGTATATCTGTTGGAGTAAATGAGTATTTCTGATATAACTTATACATCATCTTTCCAAATTTTTGTCCCGGATCAATATCCATTCCCTCCGTTTTCAAAAGCTTTTCCAGGTTTTCTATTAACTCTACAGTTGTATCAAATGGTTTAAAACGATTTTCCTTATATATTATGTCATTTTCACTACAATTATAAATCGTTGTTTTAGGTTTATATCTACCTACAAAAAAACCTTCCTCTATATACAAATCAATATATATTGGATAAATAATCCTGTTTCCACGCTCATGTTCCTTCTCCCCTTCTAAAACTAACTTTGAGAAGACAAAAGAAACTTTTGATGCACTTCCTTGTCCATTATTTTCAACATGATAATTCACTAAAGAAAAGCTCTCTGTATTTTTAAAAGCTAATATATCACTTTGTGAACATTGTTTATATTTTCCTATAATAATTTGATCTAAATTTTCAATACTTTCTTCTGGAATATATACTCTTTTTATACAAAATTCTTTACTTCCAGACTTAATTGTTTTTAAAAACCAATTATATGTCTCTATATATTTTTCGCTATCTTTATCCTCTCCTGCAAATTCAATAACTTTCTTTAATAAATCTGCTTTATTTTCACTTACATTCATTCCATGATCTAAGCAAAAATTTTTTAACTTCAATGAATGAATATAATCATCTACTAAACAATTCGCAATAGTAATCATTTTACTACCTCCGTACATACAAAATCCTACCTTCATAATATCCCAAAATTTGACATTATGCAACAAAAGAACGACTTGTTGCCAAGCCGTTCCTTCTAGGTTTTGTATATACTTCTTGAGGAAGTGAACTCAACGTGGAAATCTGTCTTTTCACTAAGTTCAGTATAAGCATATCAGACTTGCATACTAAACTTCAATAAACACCAACAAATTAAGATAAATCATGTTGGAAGCTTTAAATGCCCCAATGCTCGCCCATGCAATTTATGTATCCATTGCTCACTGTATCCCATTATTTCTGCAATTTCCCAAAAGCGAAGACCTTTCACATATCGGTAAAAAAGCACATCGTTCTCGTCTTCATTCTTCACTTCTTTCATTTGTTTTTCAATGGATATATAGGTTTCTATGCAGCTTTCCTTTTCTTTTCCAAGCTTTTCCGCCAATGAGTCAATCCTTGCCAGTTCATCAGATAAATCTTTCTGGTTTCCACTACCATGCGGCATACCTGAATAATCAATTGCTTTCACTGATGCAGCCAATTCTTTCAGTTCGATAATTTCATCATCAATACGGTTGATACGTCTTCTACTGGATCTGTATCCTCTCAGATATTCTTTCTTCCGGTTATTCTCATTCTTGATATTGTTTTCTTCCAGTCTCTGCTCCACCGTCATCTACTCCCTTCGTTATGTCTACTCCCATCTTCTTCAGGTAATCCTCCACTGAATAGCTCTGATAAGCTGGTGGTGTATGAAATCTCTCACTTGCTTTCGCATCATGGCTTTCTTCCAGCTCCTTATAGTGTTGCTGGCTATCCAGCTTTACCTGTCTTCTGTCTCTTCCTCTGTTCAATCATTTCTCAGCTCCTTCGTCGTTTTGTTCTCTCTTCCAGATTTCCACTATATCCTTAAGCTGTACGCTCTTATCCCGCCTTGTTCCTCCGGCACTGTAATGGAATCCTGTATCTGTAATCTTTGTGATCCGGCAGCAACCATTCCCTCCACCGCTGGCATACTGAATCGATACTTCATCACCAACTTTTAATTCTTCGCCTGTTTCCTTGCAAACAATTTTCTTTTCAACCTTATAGTTCATCTGCCTTATCTCCTTATCGCATATCCTTTTTAATTGCTCATCCGCACTTGCTCCTACAACACATAAACTCCATACTACAAAGAGTGTACAGATGACAACGATGAATATTATTATTTTCATTGTTCCCTTCGCTTACCTCCTAAAAATTATAATTAATCCAATCGCCATAAGTAATATCTTGATCACAGCTATGATCCTGTCTCTTATGATTCAGTTATCTTCTTCCATCCTTTCCTCCGGCTTCTCTGGGGGGGGTAATACTTCCCTGTGTTTCATGCGCTACCTGGATAATATCGTCTGGATCTACCTGATCAGTTCCTGTCATCTCTTGCACAGCCTGTTCAAAATCCGGATTTACGACTGCCGGCACATCTACCAGAAAGTGATTCTCTGGTCGATCAAGGATATCTGACAACGGCATTGCATTCATGCCGCCGTCTTCACCTATCCAGAGTGCTGTTACAGGTTTTCCTTTTATGTAATACTCCAATGCTTCTTTTGAGCTCTTCTCTACTAACATTGCTTTCTCTCCATCTATTTTTCTTCCAGAGCCATTTCACTAAATCTTTTCAGCACTTCCGGAATATTCATTCTCTCAATCGTATCTTTCGCAAGGTTCTCTTTCAGTTTCTGCTCAAACGAATTTATCAGAGATTCCTCTACTTCCCTCTTAGCACTTGCAATCAGGGTTTCGACCTTCTTTCCAAGTTCCTTTTCCAGATACTGTCCCGTAAGAAGATCGGCAGCTGATAATTTTCTATCACTGGAATAGCTTGCAATGCATCCATCTCTATCGTATCTCTTTTCTGTAAGGAACAATTCAAACCTTTCTCCTACATACTCGGACAGAGGTTTATACGTCACCTCTTCACTCCAAGTGTTCTTCTTTTCCGGAATAATAATCTTTCCAATCTTCTCCTCACACACATTCGCAACGAACTGGTCTACGGTTGCCTGTATCGTTCCTTCCGCTTCAAGAATCTTTTCTGCGATTTTATCATCAACTGCTTCCACAGCTTCTGTTGTTGCTTTTTTTAGAAGTGCATCCTTAATACCACTAACAACTTGCTCCTTGATTTCTTCATCAATTGTATATCCGTCTTCTCCATCCACCCAGTCCAATTCTACCTCAATATTAAATTTCGCCATTATAATCCTTCCTTTCTACTTTTCAATCAATCCCATATACATCTCCTGATCATAAGATCTGCCATCAAAATTATTAAAGTTGTCCTTCTTCTTTGCTGGTGATGTCCTCTTTCCTTTCTTCATTCCCCGAAATTCCTTATAACCACCAGCAGTTGCCTTCTTCACGATAGCAATCTGTTCCTCCGGCTTATTACTCAAACTCAACAGATCCTCCCTCAGAGCCTGTACCTGTTCCGGAAGAATCGCTCCATAGTTATGTTCTCGAACAAGGAGATACATTTGGAAAGCCGATTCAAGTTCCGGAGACTGAAATACTGTATTATTTTTATTATTATTTACTTTACTTTTATTTGCGGATTTTTCCATGGAATTAGATTCGTTTTTCCCGGAAAAACTATCGCATTTCCCCGGAATATCTTCAAAAAGAGTGCACTTAATAAAAGGTTCCGTATCTTCCTTTTTCAGAAGCCAGTACCTACCTACTTCCAGCGGCTCTTTGCTCTTACGCATTCTTTCTTTAATACCGAGCTGATACCGTCTCTGTATCCCGGCAGAGGTCAAGACCTTGTCCGAACTAAACAGTGTGTTATCAAACAGTGACTTATTTAGCAGGAAGTTCAAGACCTGCTTCACCTTATTTTGATCTATCCCTAATTCGTCAGAAATGATATACAAAAAGTCTTCATCCGCTTTTATGTAATATCCCTGCCTGTAGATCTCACATAATAAAAACAGGTAGATCATCACTCCGTCCGACCTGTATCTGGCCTTGACGATTCTGATCTTATTATCCTCAAAAAAATCTATATCAAATGGAAAGTAAAGAAGGCCTTTGATTTTCGGTCTGGCCATGCTGCACCTTCTTTCCTATCCCTTATATTCTTCCACAGTAACGTCCAGTCCTTCCAACGAAGAATAGACTTTCTTTGCTACTACCATAACGATCTGTGTATCATCATGGTATGCGACGCCGTTCAAGGCATCTGCTACAACTTTTACGATATTATCAATATCCGGCTTCTTAAGCGGAAGTTCCTTTCCATCCAGCATAAGAGCTGTACGTTTCTTACTGGTACTCTTTGGTGGAAGAAATCTTGCCACGATCCGAAGAGTTACCGGCTTGCCCCGTTCCAGGAACATTCCATTGCATTTATTCAGGAACCGGTCCTTGATGTAATTTTCATACAGCAGATCTGTTTCCGGCGTATAAGACATCGTATTTCCGGTATGCTTATTTCTGACCGTCTTTGCCCTTGCTTTTCCCTGGGGCTTGCCCGGAACATGAAATGTCACAGCATTCATCCATTGCTCCTTTCTTTCCATGGGATAGCAATAAATAATCATCTATCCCATGGAATACTGCATAATCAATAAGTTACATTCGTGATACAATCCAAAAGGAAGTACAAACCTTAAGCAATGACTGTGATCTTATGTTTCTCTAATTCTTCACTCAGTTCAAACTCCAGATATTCCTTGATCTTTTTCATAACTGCATTCTTCCATAAACCACCATCAGCTTCTACCAGTTTAAATGCCGGTCCCCGGTCTCCGTCCTTAATACGAAATACATAAGAACTCTCCGGCTGTTCGATTTCTGCAAATGTACGGTATGGTCTTAACTTAACCGGATTCGGTACGATCACATCCGCCAGCTCTACACCCGTTTTAATCGTTGTCTTCTGCGATACGCCATCATCCGAATAATTAGCAGTTGTTCCGGATTTAATATTACCAGCAACCTGCATGATCGTAATGAGATCATCTGTCTCTACAAAGTTTGCCTGCAGCTCGATCAGAAAACGTTCCTGATCATAATAGCTATCAAACGAGAACTCATTTACAATCGCCCTGGCATCGATCAGAGTCTCTCTGTTTCTTTCATCAATCAGCCCGGAATACAACAGAACCTTTGTCGGACTTACCACATGGATAATAGAAGATTCCCTTAACTCTTCCGGTTTTCCTTTGATATAATCCACCAGTGCTGTCAGCGTATTCACCTCAATATCTGACGCCATTGGGAATCTGTGATATCTAGTAAGACCATTGTCAGTGCAATAGGTTCTTCCTTCAATCTCTACCAGCTTCGGTTCCATACTCTTTGCTTTTAAACCTGTAATATACTGTAATGCTTCTTTTAATCCTTCTACCATCTTTCTTTTCCTCCTTACGCTTCTCTTCTTCTAAGATCTACGACTTTACTTCCAGCAGTGCCTACAATTTCACCTGTATCTGTATCCACTGCCTTGCCTTCAACTTCCACTACGTTCTCAGGAACAACTCCCGGCACATCATTTACCGACATCTGCCCCGGGATCTGGTTACCCATTTCAATTGCTTCTACCTCGCCGGTCTGCAGGTTCTTGCCCATACTGAAAGCAGTAACAGCTCCGAGTGCCGGTGCAAGTGTTGTCTTTGTCTGTACACCGGTAGCAACAAAATTACGCTCTGCATTTGGTTTAAATGCAATCGTGACCGTAATCTTTCTTGTAGCACCGGCATCCGTGTTAGGATTCTGGATGTTCTCTGTCACCTCTTCAATGGCTCTGTTCACCTGTGCAGAAAATGCTCCATTTGCAAACTTTTCTAAATCTACATGTTTCATTGCTTATGTACCTCCTGTGTTATTTATTGAAAAACTCCGCTTCAATATCGGATACTTCTCTCTGATCTGATTCTTTCTCAGGATCCGATGCTTTCGTTTCTGGCTGCACCTCTTTAATCTCCTGTTCTGCCACAACATTATCGTTATCGATTTCGTCTGCAGCATTTTCTACATAGTCTGCGGATCCATCTTCCTGAATAACTGCCATGTCTTTATCAATTGCCTTCTGCAGATCAATACTCATGGTTCCCCATTTACTGATCAACTGACGAAGCATTGTTTTGTGCGCCATACCATCAAAATCTTTGAACCAGAATGAAGAATATTTCCATAAATCTTTTTCTGGAATTTTCCCCTGTTCTAACAGTTCCAACGATTTTGCTCCACCATTCTTATAGAAAGCAAACGAATATTTTTCTGCATGTGCCAACATTTTCTGTTTCGACCAATAAATGCTATGTCTATATCCATTCACTTCCTCGAACATTGCATAATATCCGATTGTCGGAGTGTTTTCTCTTTCATAGTCATCTTCGATCAGATTTACTTCCAGTTCTTCTTCCAGCGGATTATAAGAAATCAATTCTCCTTCTTTTATAGAAATAACATTGATCTTTTTGTATACCCCACTTCTCTTAGCCAACTGAATATATCCCTTATATCCGAGCTGAAACTGTGCTTCTTTGCATCCCTTTTTCTTATTGTCAAAAGGCACCATATAAAACTGTCCAAGCTGTGGCGACGGCGAAAGATTCAAGGCCTCTCCCAATAATGCTGCCGATAAAATACTTGGATTCGTACACTCCTGCAACGCCGGAGTTGTCTGGACTGCAGATACAATACTGGAAATGAATCTTGTTCCATTCTTCCCACCTACAATACTATTAATCTGCTTCTTAACAGCATCCTGTGACAGATATGCCGTTAATCCCATTTTTGCCGGCTTTTTCGCCAGACTGTTATTTACTGCCATACTTTATTCCACCTTTCCAAATTTTAAATTGTTCTGTTTCATGTAATCACGTAATGCCAGGATCTGTTCTTTCGTTCCCCATACGCGGAAATCTATTCTCATAACCGGTTTTGAAACAACTCTTGTATAGTCATTCTCTTCAGCCTCTTTAGGAGCATTCTGAGCATCCGCAGCTTCTTCCGGATTCTCTGACTCTTTTCCTGTAGCAGCTTCCTCTGCTTTTCTTCTCTCTTCCTCAGCTTTCTGTCTGGCAAGTGCTTCTTCCTTTCTCTTCTGAATGTCAGCCAGCTCCTGTCCTTTCTTGATTGCCTGCGTAAGATCCAGTGTCTTCTTATAGACTTCCATTGCTTCGAAGCTGAATTCTGGCAATCTGCTGATTGTTCCAACTTCCTCTCCGATTCTATACATCGTTTCTTTCATCTGGTTTTCTACTTTCGACAGCGCTACTGATGCATTCAGCCACTTCTCGTCCCAGATCATTTCAAGTGTCACAAACTTCTGGAAGCCGATAGATTCAAATAGTTCCTGGACCGCTTTCCGCTTTTCTTCTTTCCTAATCTGCTCAACTTCTTTGATCTGAACATCAATTGCACTGATCTGTTCATCAACCAGCGCAAGAACTTCTTTTACTTCTTTTTCAAATCTATTGCATGGCTCCATGCACAGCTTTTTAACACGTTTCCGCTCATCGTCAATTGCCCCGCGAAGCTTATTTAAATTCGCTCTGTCTTTCTTTCCCTCTGAAATAGTCTCTTCTGTAAAGACCAATCCTTTGTACTCTTCCATCTTCTCGGCAATTGCCGCCTTCAGTTCTTCATTGTTCCACTTGATTTCCGGTACAAATCCTCTTTCCTGTGGACTGAAGATTTTTAACTCCAACATAAAATACCTCCTATATTTCCGGGAGAATCAGTGGAGGCTTTCTCCCGCTCTCCACATATCTCCAAAATTTTTCTTCTTCCTGCTGCAGCATTGTAAGATCAGCTTCCACATCTCTTCTTTCGATAAAGTAATGTTTGACTGTTGTACGCTTTTCGTTGCCCCAGTCGGTATTCAAATGCGCTCTCAAAACTACGAACTGCCAACCGGTTACCAAAAGATAATGCAGTACCTGTATGTAATAATTATCCGGAATCCGATCCTTCCATTTTTCGTACTGCATGGACTGCAGGATATTTGTAGTTTTAATCTCTAAGATTCCCTTGCGACCTTCCCGATCGGTCAGCTCGCCATCAAGAGACGCTTGCATGAACGGATGGTCCTTACTCTGCAGAATCCGGAATTCATGATGTTCTACCTGATATTCCGGATAATCCAGTTTAAATAATTCCCGGATGTATTCTTCTGCTTTCTTTCCATAAATCACACACGGCTTGTCCGAAATATCTTTCGGTATTACCCTACCAATCTTTTCTTCAAACAGATCAATATTACTTTTGTATGGATTCATCCCGACTACAGCACTTGCATCGCTGCCGCCGATCCCGTTCATTCTGCCTTTTAACCACTGTTGTTCATTTTCGAAATCATAAGCCTTAAAAATATCATTCATATCTGATACCCTGCTTCCGCACAAAGCTGCAATGCTCTATTCCGGTGTTCGCTCTGGTTCTTTAACTGCAGTTTCTTTTTACTTTTCTTTTCCTCCTGGCAGTCACATGGTTCTCCAGGATCTAAATTTGCACCGCATAACGGGCATTCGTTGTAATACACTCTCTATTCCTCCACCCAAAGGCTGCCGCCGCACCAAAAGTACTCCGCAGAAAAGCTATATTCTTCCAAAACTACTTTGCTTGGATCCATGTTGCAAATATGATCACCATCTCCTACCGGCAGACAGTTCACACAATTCTCGCAACATCGGTTATCCGGTTTCGCCTTCTTCTTTCTTCTACTCATTTACTATGTTCTCCTTCTGCAATACAGGAAAATCTTTCAGCATCTTTTCCATCCACTGCTCTGCATCCCGATCACCCAAACCGATAACATCCATATCAAATCCAACCAGCAGGCCTAAAATCACATCTCCTACAATAGGATTCCCATGTTTGTTCGTGTCATAGAAATAACATCCCATCGGATTCACCAGAAGATTCTTCACAAGACCTTCTTCATCTACGATCATGACTACTTTGGTTTTGAAATAATCCAGCAGTTTCTGGGTTCTCACTAACTCTACATATCCGCCAACTTCTTCTCTCAAACTTTCATGATCAAAATTCAAATCGATGATCGATATCTTACTATCCGTTGTAATTTTCAGCGTCTTCATCTTTTCTCCTCCGCCTGTTTAATGGCTTCCTTTGTAATACTTACCAGAACTTCCTTTGCCAGTTCTTCTGGCATATGTCCGCGAAGTGATCTATACATTGCCGCTGTAACTCCTTTATATTCCTTTATCAGTTCTGCTCCTGATCCAAGTAGTTCTACCTGGCATCCCGTTATTCCGCTACAAACGGACTGTGATGTTGCTTTAATCATTTGACTAATTTCCTTTCTTCTCATATAATATAGTTGACTAATTTTCTGAGCGCCCGAAGCTTGCCGGCTTATACGGGTGCTCTTCTTGTTTCCACGTCAGATCAAAAATCTGTCTTAACTGATCCGGCGTATAGATTTTTGCTGATGGTACCGTCACACAGCTGATCAGGTAGTTTCTCCGCACCTCTACGGTATTTGAACCCTTACTGATCGCATTTAAGTGTTCCTGAATTCTTTCCAGTTCTTTCCGGAATTCATGATCATCCATCAGCCTTGGTATCTCTTGCAATGTCCTCACCCCTTTCACTTTGCAAACAACCAGATAAATAACACTGCATCGAATGCAAGTCCGATTGCTCCGCCAATCAGCAGCTCAAACACCACTTCCCGGACGATTCTCTGCCATTTTGTTCTTGGTCCTCTTCTTTTCATGCTTGTCCTCCCTTCTACCGCCTAAGCGGTTTTCTACTTCTGGTATCCTAAATATCCAACAGAATTCACGTTTAACTCATTCACGGCTTCATCCTTATCTTTTTCCGCCATAGTATCCATATCTCTTTCAGAAATAAGACTTCCATCTTCTTTTCGTATAAGTCTTAAAATAAATATATGTTTCAAACTGCATCACCTCTTTATAGGTTATGTGGAATGGTTTGTACTTGTTGCGGTTCTCTGGTATAATTTTCCTATCAAATGATGAAAGGAAAATTGACATGCTTTCGTTTGTATCAAGCATTAATTTAGGAAAAATTATAAATATTTTATTAGAACCATCTGTCACGCTCACGCTTGGCATCTTTACTTTACTAATTAGTCGAAACTCTAATCTCTCTACTGTAGCTCGTGAAAGACTCGATAAGGTCTATCACCCACTCTTTTTAGAAATTGAACCTTTTCTTTACAAAAAAGTATCTCTCGATGATATATCCCCCTTTCTTTCTAAATACTATGAATTAGAAAATTCACACTCTCTTCTTATTGACCCCGTTTTACGTCAAGAGATTCGTTGGCTTGAAAAACCATCTGCTCTGCAGGAGAATAAATATGGCTATAATCAATGGTTTCGAATTTGTGACCAAATTTCAAAAACATATGACAAATTATGTAAGCAAGCACATATTCCTGTCCGCAGCATTTCTTATCGGATCAACTACGAACAATATCATTCAAAAATCCGCATGATATTCGCTTGTATATGGATTGAATTACCAGCAATTGCCTTTTTCAGTCTAATACTAGGTTTCTTGTCCACACGTCTTTTGATTGTTGCGTATATGTTGTTCTTACTATTTCTGTTGAAAATATTTTTGGACAACTTGTAATAGCACCATTATGTAAAGGAATATAATAGCTATTGTTTCTCTGGGATATTTGTTTATCAGATATCCCATTATTAAAGTAATTCCAACAATATACAGGCCAACCGCGATTTCCAATTTACTCCCTCCCTTCTCCTGAACCTGTTTCATCTGTTGCTGAAATCAATTCATCCACAGCCACCCCGAAATATCCAGCCAAAATTTTAAGCTTGGCTATCTTCGGTTTGCTCCTTCCTGATTTCCAATCAGAAAAAGTAGACTTCGGAATCCCCGTATCTTTTGCTACCCTGTAGTCAGATACACCTTTTTGATTTCGAAGTTCTACATATCTTTCATACATAAAAATAATCACCTCATTTCCGAACTTTCTATTGATTTTAGTTCGGAAATCAGATACAATATATTTACCAGATACATTGACAAATGAATTAAAACTTAATTCTGTTTTGATTTCCGAACTTTGTAGCTTTATTATAGTGCGGATTTCAGAACTTGTCAATAACTTTTTGTACTGATTTCAGAATTTATTGTTTAGAGGTGTATTATGTATGAAATTTATTGCAAGTTAAGAGATTCCAAAGGGATGAAAGACTCTGATGTAGCAAAGGCTACTGGAATCACAAAATCCACTTTTTCAGATTGGAAGAATGGCAGAAGTAATCCTAAAGATGCTAAGTTGCAGAAGATAGCTGATTTATTTGGTGTAACTGTCGAATATATTCGCACTGGGAAAAAATCTAACGAATACTACACAAACAACGAAACTGCACAGGTAGCACAAGAGATATTTGAAAACAAAGAACTGAAAGCGCTGTTTGATGTCCAGAAAGATATGGATCCGGACGACTTAAAAGCTCTGCATAGCATGGCTCTCGCGCTTAAACGAAAGGAACGTGGTGATATTGACGACACCGGATGTTAATGTCGTTCTTATGGATTTTCCTAGTAAAAAAGGAAATGAAATGGTTGTTCCGAACGAAGACGGAAGCTACACGATACTGATCAATGCCGGATTGAATTATGAATCTCAGCTTAAGGCATATGAGCATGCTATGAGTCATATAACAAATGATGACTTTTCGAAAGGTAATGTACAAGAAATTGAATACTATGCTCATCATCCACACAAAGATCCAGAACCGGCTCAAATCTATCTTGATCGCATCAAGCAATTGCAAGCGGAACGAAGACGATTAAAGAAGCTGATTGCTCGTGATCAGAAACGTGTTGAATTTATTCAGGAACATTGCGATATGTTCCACCGAGCTGAACACCACTATCTATATGGTGATGATTTATAAAATATGAAAGAGAGGAAAATGTATGGAGTTCAATGATGTAATTAAACAATTTTCAGAAAGGATACTGTCTTTAAAAGACACCATCACTACAGAAGAATCCACAAAAATGTCTCTTGTAGTGCCTTTATTTCAACTTCTTGGGTACGATGTTTTCAATCCAAATGAATTTTGCCCAGAGTATATTGCTGATGTAGGAATTAAAAAAGGCGAAAAGGTTGATTATGCAATCCTTGAAAATGGACAGCCGAATATTTTAGTCGAATGCAAAAGTTGCTCAGAGCAACTCGACAAACATTCGTCTCAACTTTTTAGATATTTCGGGACATCTCCTGCTAAATTTGGCATTCTTACAAATGGCATAATATATCGTTTTTATACAGATTTAGAAGAATCAAACAAAATGGATCTTGTGCCATTTCTAGAAATAGACATGGCAAATTTAAAAGATTCTTCCATCAATGAATTAAAAAAATTTTGTAAAGATAATTTTGATAAGGACAAAATATTTAGTACTGCCGAAGAGCTTAAATATAGCAGTCAAATAAAAAACATCTTAACAAAACAGTTTGAATCTCCGACAGAAGACTTTGTTCGATTTATTTTAGCGGATATATACGATGGTCAAAAGAATCAGAGAATAATTGAAAAATTTACGCCTGTGGTAAAACGAGCTTTCTCTTCTTTTGTAAATGAAATAGTAAATAGTAAAATTTCTTCTGCATTAGCTGACGATTATGATAAAGATGAAGAATCAGAACCCGAAATCAAAGAACCCGCATCAAAGATTGTTACAACGGAAGATGAAATTGAAAGTTTCTACATTATTCGCGGACTTCTTGCTGGTATTGTACCCGTTGAAGATATAGTTCACCGTGATACCGAAAGTTATTTTGGAATTCTATATAAAGACAATAATAGAAAACCGATTTGTCGACTCAATCTTGATGCAAGAAATAAACAGCTTCTCATCCCGGATGCTAATAAAAAATTCGAGCGTATTTATATCGACTCTTTAAACGATTTGTACAAATACAAAAACCGTTTAATAGAAGTTGTAAAGAGATATATGTAATTCATCCAGTATCTCTAACCATAAATACACTGCCCTCTTGATACGAAAGTATTTATATGGCGGAGATATCTGATTGAATAAATGAACTCTGGAAAAAACGAAAGGAAGAGACATATGAAAAAGAAGAAAACACTACTAGGATTGATTGCTGCCATTGCGATCATTGTCATCGGTATTTGTGTTTGGTACTTTCAGGTGAAAAAGCCTCATGATCTTGCAGAAACAAAGTTTAATGCTGCAGTCAAAGAAGTAGAAGCCAAGAATACTGAACTTACCTCTGCAATGAACGATGCTCAGAAAATATTGGACAAAAAGGAAGCAGTTTATGATAACACTACTAAAGAAGCCTTTATTACTACTCTTTCCGATGCAAAAGCAGCACAGCGCAAAATACCAGATCTACCAAAAAAGACAGCAGACATCAATGCTGAAACGAAAAAGCTTTCTGAACCACTGGATTACTCCTCTGTAATTAATGCTATTTCAGAAAAACAAACAGCTTATCAGAACAGCGTTCTGCAGATGAAGCAAATCACTAATCCTAATGAAGATTTCATTATTCAGCGCTTAAAGGGAATTCCAAATATTTCCGGATATCAGGCAGTCACAGAAGATCATGATCCGAACGGAAATCTAAATAAACAGGGAGGCTACACTTCCACAGTTTATTTTTCTACTCCTCTTATCGACCAATCTAGTGTATATGGAAATGACATTGTAGATAAAGGAACTGAATGCGGTGGAGCTATCGAAGTTTATGCATCAGAAGAAGATGCCGAAAAGAGAGATTCGTATCTTGCCCGCTTTGATGGTGCAGGAATGTTAAATTCCGGATCTCACAAAGTTTTAGGTACTATCGTAATCCGAACCTCAACCAAATTAACAGCTACACAGCAAAACGAGTTCACCAACAACATTACAAACAAATTATTAGAATTACAGTAAAATACTAAAAAATCCCCGGTGTTACCAGCACCAGGGAAAACGAGAAAACTATAGGGTGTTTGGAACACAGTACAATTCTCTCCATCACAAAGATTATTGTATCACAAAAATCCGGCACCGTATAGGTGTTATTTTTGTACCCATTTTTACGTACACTTAAGAAGGAAAGGTGATACAATGAGCGTAAAATATGCATACGGCTACATCCGGGTATCCACTCACGATCAAGAAGAAATTTCCCCGGACTCCCAGGAGCATCTCCTCCGGGACTATGCAGCCAAGAACAATATTGTAATCCTGAAGATCTTCACGGACCTTGGTATTTCCGGAAGAAAAGCCAACAAGCGTCCCGGCTTCCAGGAGATGATCGGACTGGCCAAAGGTGATGATCATCCGGTTGATCAGATCCTGGTATGGAAGTTTTCCAGGTTCGCCAGGAATCAGGAAGAATCTATCGTCTATAAATCTCTATTAAAAAAGCAACATAATGTAGATGTCGTGAGCGTCTCTGAGCCACTCTCCGATAATCCCTTTGGCAGCCTGATCGAGCGTATCATCGAATGGATGGACGAATACTACTCTATCCGATTATCTGGCGAAGTGTATCGAGGTATGAAAGAAAATGCACTCCGCGGAGCATACCAGGCACGTCCACCGCTTGGCTACAAGGTTGTGGAGCATGGCAAGCCGCCGGTGATTGTTCCGGAAGAAGCAAAGATTGTTCGGACTATATTCGAAAAATACACAAATGAAGGCATGAGCTTCTTTGATATCGCCAGATACCTAAATTCTTTAGGACTCAAGACTTCGCACGGAAAGCCATTTGAGCGAAGATCTGTCGAATACATCATCCAGAATCCTTCCTATTGTGGCATGATCCGGTGGAACCGGACAGAGAATAGCACCAATCGTATCAAAGATAAGGACGAATGGATTGTTACAGAAGGGCAACAGCCGGCTATCATATCAAAGGAATTATTTGAATCGGCACAGGAGCGATTTAAAGCCACCTACAAACCGGTTGGCAAGCGCCCCTCTTCCACTTATAAGCATTGGCTTTCCGGACTACTGAAATGCCCGGATTGCGGACGCACCTTAACCTCAACCACTATGAAACGAGTCAATGGGGAAAAATATTCTTACTTCTCCTGCTACGGATACAGTAAAGGTAAATGTAAAAAGCCGAACGGCATCAGCTCACTGGTCCTTGAAAAGGAAGTTCTGGCCAGTATCAAAGAAATATTGGATACCAAAGATATTGTCTATGAATTGCGTGAATATCAACCCACAGAGCAGTTTGATGAGCGCAAGGCTATAACAGAACAATTGGAAAGTTTAACCGGCAAAGAGGAACGAATAAAAGCCTCCTACCGGGAAGGGATTGATACACTGGAAGAATATAAAGCGAATAAAGCTATCATTCAGAAAGAACGGGAATCTTTAGAACAACAATTAAAGGAATTGAAAAAGGCAGCGCATAAATCTGATCAGGATCCAGCGGATGCCATGCTGCAGAAGGTCCGGAGTGTGTACGATATTCTCATCTCCAACAATTATACATACGTGCAAAAGAACGAAGCCCTGAAGCAGATCATCGACAAGATTATCTACGATCGCAAGAACGATTCTCTCAAAATCTACTTTTTCTTATACAGGTAAAATACCCGCAAGCCAAGTAAAATCAAGGGTTTGCGGGTACTTTATAGGTTATGACAATTTGGTTGACCCAATGGGGATCCAAATCCTTAGGCGACCAGGGCTATTCCCCTATCGAAATTCTCCGTTACTACTACGGTGACGACATGTACATTAACACCGCCGAAGCCATCTCCGGCATCCCATCCTCCTGGCCTGGCTATACTCTGGAAATTGGTTCTTCCGGCAATAAAGTTTTGCAGATGCAGGAACAATTAAATGTCATAGCAAGTGCTTATCCTGCTATTCCGAAAATTACTGCTGACGGGATTTACGGACCTGCAACTGCAGAATCAGTCCGTACATTCCAGAAAGTATTCGGACTGCCACAGACCGGAACAGTCGATTATACTACATGGTATAAAATTTCCGAAATTTACGTAGGCGTATCACGAATTGCTGAACTGTATGGATAATAATCGAATCGTTCTAATGATAAACGGCTTAATCAACCCTGAAAAGAAAGGATGGTAACATGAAAGCAAAAGATTGGAAAAAATGGGCTAAATGTGCCGGTATCAGGGCAATAAAGACTGTCGCGCAGACCGCCATAGCAACAATTGGAACCGTAACTGTACTTGGGCAGATAGACACGAAATTAGTAATTTCCACATCCATGCTGGCCGGAATATTATCACTGCTAACCAGTATTACCGGTTTGCCGGAATGTAATTCCGAAAACAAATAATGCTCTCTTTTGTATACTTTGGTATCAAAAGTCCCCCTTAAGTAGACTTTGGTATGCTACCCTCATATAGGACAATGAAATATAAAAGTCCTATATGGGGGTATTTTCATGTTCAGAAAGAGTAAGATAGAACCAGTAGAAAAAGTAAAAATAGTCGAACGCTACCTT